CCGGGTTCGGCCTGGAGGAAGGCGTCTACATGATCCTGACCGGTCCGTCGGGCGACACCATCACCGATGCGATCGCGATCAAGCAGCAGGCCGGGCTGGACAGCTACGCGGCCAAGCTGATGTTCGGCGACTGGCTGTGGTGGAACGATGCGACCAACGGGCAGGTGCGGCTGGTCTCCCCGCAGGGTTTCGCGGCCGGCAGGCTGGGCAATCTCTCGCCCGAGCAGTCCAGCCTGAACAAGCAGCTGTATGGTGTGATCGGCAGCCAGAAATCCGGCACGCCGGGTTCCGGTCAGTCGACCAGCTACAGCAGCGCGGAGCTCTCGGCACTGCTCGGCGCGGGGATCGACGTGATCGCCAACCCGCAGCCGGCCGGTAGTTTCTGGGGCGTGCGCGGCGGGCACAACTCCTCGTCCAACGCGGCGACCAATGGCGACAACTACACGCGGCTGACAAACTTCATTGCCGCGACGCTCGCCTCGGGCATGGGCCAGTATGTCGGCCAGGTGATCAACGCCAACCTGTTCCGCCAGATCCGCGCGACGCAGATGAGCTTCCTGCAGAACCTGCTGGGCCAGGGCATCCTCGGCAGTACCGATGGATCGCTGCCGTTCAGCGTGATCTGCGACACCTCGAACAACCCGAACAGCCGCACCAGCCTCGGCTATGTGCAATCGGACACGCAGGTGCAGTACCAGGCGATCAACGAGAAGTTCATCGTCAACATGGAAGGCGGCCAGACCGTCACGGTGCAGCGCCAGACCCTGCCCTCGGGCCAGGTGCAATAAGGAGCCACTGACATGCCGGCAACGAATTTCTCGCTCGGCCGCGACTGCCAGGTCGTGGTCATGGGGCCGTTCGGGCGCGTCGATCTCAGCCACGTCACCGGCTTCGAGGCGCGGCAGCTCACCCAGGCGCTGCGCGTCGATCGGCTGGACGGCACGCAGCTCGGCGCGGAGCTGCCGAAGGGCTGGGAGGGCAGTTTCGACGTCGAGCGCGGCACCAGCGCGGTGGACGATTTCATCGCCCAGGCCGAGCAGTCCTACTACAATTCGGGCAGCCTGCCGTACGGGACGCTGTACCAGTACGTCACCGAGACGGATGGCAGCACCTCGACGTATCAGTTCGACAGCGTGGTGTTCAAGCTGACCAGCTCGGGCGCCTGGAAGGGCGATGCCAGCGTCAAGCAGAAGCTGGAATTCTTCGCCGCCCGGCGCATGCGCGTCTGATGCAGGGGCCCGCGGAGCAGATCGTCGCCGCCGCCAATGCCTGCATTGCGGTGGCCGATGCCGCCGGGCGGCGGCTGACGGTGAAGCGACCGAACTCGCTGGACAAGCTGCGCATGTTCAAGGCGCTCGGTCCGGCGCTGTCGCAGAACGTCGCCTATATGGGCCTCGCGGTGCTGGCCTTCTGCGTCACCGAGATCGACGGCGTGCCGCAGCCGCAGCCGGCCAATGAGGCGCAGCTGGAGGCCCTGATCGCCCGCCTGGGCGATGCCGGCTGTGCCGCCGTCGCCGCGGCGCTGCGGCCGGAACCGGCGAGCGAGGGCCAGGCGGGAAACTGAGCCGGCACCCCGCGCTGATCGACTGTCTCTATCTGGTCAGGCACGGGGTGCCGTTCGACGTCGCCTTCTCGCTGGATGACGAGGAGCGGCATGCCTGGGTCGTGGTGATGGGCGTGCATGACGGCCGCGGCAGCTACGACTGGTCGACACGGAGCTGGACATGACACCGGCCGAGCTTGCCGATCGGCTGCGCGCCCTGCCGATCCGGCCGGCGCTGCATGCCGCGCTGGACGACGCGGGCGCGCAGCTGGCGGCTGCGGTGCGCGCCGAGCTGTCGGATGCCGATGCGGCGCATGACACGCCCTGGCCACGCAGCGGCGCGCTGCGCGACAGCATCGGGCACCAGGCGGATGACGCGGGCGCGCAGGTCGGCAGCACCAGCGATGTCGCGGTGTTCCAGGAGAACGGAACCGCGCGCATGCCGCCGCGGCCATTCCTGCTGCCGGCCGCCGTCGCACAGGGCCACGCGCTTGCGGCGCAGATCGGTGCCGCGCTCGCCGGGCTGATCGGCGAGGCCACCCGGCGCTGACGGCAGTCCCGACAATACGGTTGCGAGGAGAGGTGGCATGGACGACGCCTACACGATCGGCATCACCCTCGCCCTGCAGGATGGCGTGTCGGATGGGATCGCGGTGATCGAGCGCGAACTGCGCGATCTGGACCGCGGCATCGAGGCGAGCCGGCTCGGCCTGCTGCGACTGTCGGAGACGGCGCGGACCACCCTGGCCGCGGCGCCCGGAACGGCCCCGAAACCGGTGGTACAGGCGGCGACGCGGCCGGCCGAGGCCGATGCGGCAGCGCCGGCGGTGCTGCATGCGGGCGAACCCGCGCCGGCGGCCGCGCCGGCGCCGGCGGTGCGGCGGGCGGCCGAGATGCCACCCATGCCAGGCGCGTCGGCCCCGCCGGTGCCCGAGCCGCCCGGCGCCGCCGCGCCACCGGCCGCGGCGCCCGTGCCGCGAATGTCGCCGCCGGCCATGGTCCCCGCGCCGCCGGCACGCACGCCTGATGCGGCGTCCTCGCCTGTGGTCCCGCCGGTCGCGGCACCGCAGCCGGCTTCCGCTCCCGCCATCCCCGCGCCGGCACCGCCGGCCCAGGCCGTGGCGGCCGCCCCGGCCGCTCCGGCGCCGCAGGAACGGCCGGTGCCGCGACATCGGGTCGTCGTGTCCACGCTGCCGGCCGAGACGCGGGTGGTCCGGACCGAACCGGCCGCGGCCGCCGCGCCGCGGCAGCGGTCGGCGGCGCCGGCCGACATGCCGGCCCCGCAGGTGCGGCCGCAGATCTCCGTCGCACCATCGCTCACGCCGGCCTCCGCCGCCGCGTCCGCCATGCCGTCGCGGCCCGCCATGCCGGCCGATGCGGCACATCTCGCCGCCGAGACGCCGGTGGCGCCGCGAACGCCGTGGCAACGGCCGTCGGCCGGCGCCCCGGCGAGATCGACCCCGGATGCGCCTCCGACGCCGCCCGGCGCGGCTCCGGCCGATCGGCCGGCGAGCCCGCCGCCCGCGGCACCGCGGGAGGGGCCGCAAGGCGGCGATGTGTTCCTCGATGGCGAACTGGTCGGCCGCTGGCTGGCCAATCGCCTCGCGCGGGAGGCCTCCCAGCCGCCCGCCGGCGCGATCGGTTTCGATCCGCGCCTCTCGCCGACCTGGATTTCGGGAGCGCTCTGATGCCAACCACCCAATTGCTGCTCGGCCCGGTCGCCTTTGCCGGCTTCGAAGTGCCGGATCGCATCACCTTCGGCGGCCGGCAGCGCCTGGCGATCCATCGCCTGGTCGGCGGCGGACGCGTGGTGGATGCGCTGGGGGCGGATGACGCGGACCTCGCCTGGTCGGGCGTGTTCTCCGGACCCGATGCCGCCGACCGGGCGCGGCTGCTGGACGCGCTGCGCATGGCGGGGGCGCAGGTCACGCTGACCTGGGATGCCTTCTTCTACACCGTGGTCATCGCCGAGTTTTCCGCCGATTACAGCGCCCCCTGGTGGGTGCCGTACCGGCTGGTCTGCACCGTGGTGCTGGATCCGGCGGCGCCGGTGGTGCAGGCGGCGGCCGATCTGCTGACCTCGGTGACGGCGGACCTGACGTCGGCCTCGACCGCGTTCGACGTCTCCGCGCCGCTCGCCGCGGTCGGCGTGACCGGGGCGGCGACGGCCGGGACGGCGGCGAATGCCGCGGCGGTGGCGAGCCTGGCAGCCAGCCAGGCGGCGCTCGGCACGCAGCTCGCTGCGGCCGGCGCGGCGCTCGGCGGCGACGATCCGCTGGCGGTCAGCGCCGCCGCCGGCCAGCTCGCCAGCCTGTCGCAGGCGAGCGCCTATCTCGGGCGCGCCCGCGTCAATCTGGCGAATGCCTCGACCTGATGCGCACGATCACCGTCGCCGGCGGCAACCTGTTCCAGATCGCCGCCGAGCAGCTGGGCGACGCCACGCAATGGCTGCGCATCGCCCAGGCCAACAACCTCAGCGATCCCGAGCTGGAAGGGCTGGTCACGCTGGTGATCCCGGACGTCGATCCGAATGCGGGGGGCGGCATTGCCGAGCAATGAACTGCACACCCCCGCCGTCCTGGTGCTGGCAAATGGCAGCGCGCTGGCGGGGGTGATCGATGCACGGGTGACCAGCAACAACCATTACGGATGCGACCGTTTCGCCGTCACCGTCGCCCTCTCGGCGACCGACCTCTCCAGCTGGGCCTCGGCCAGCCAGGTGCCGATCGAGATCCGCATCGGCATCGACGGCAGCTGGGCATCGCTGCTGCAGGGCGAGGTCGACACCGTCGAGATCGATGCGGTGCAGCGCACGCTGCGCATCTCCGGCCGCGACCTGACCGCGCGGCTGATCGAGGCGCGCACGCAGGAGAGCTTCCAGAACCGCACCGCCAGCGAGATCGCGCAGCTCCTTGCCGCGCGCCACGGGCTGCAGGCTTCGGTGACGCCGACGACGACGCCGGTCGGGCGCTACTACCAGCTGGAGCACGACCACATCACGCTCGATCAGTTTGCCCGTGCGACCAGCGAATGGGACCTGCTGGTGTTCCTCGCACGGCAGGAAGGATTCGACCTGCGGGTCGAGGGCAGCACGCTGTATTTCCAGCAGCCGCAGACCGCGACCGCGACGGCACTGACGGTGACCCCGGCCGATCTGACCGAGCTGCGGCTGGAGCGTGCGCTGACCCTGGCGCGCGACATCGAGGTCACCGTCAAGAGCTGGAACAGCCTGCGCAAGACCGCCTTCACCGAAACCGCGCGGGCGGCGCGCGGCACGCCCGGAACGGCGGGCACGGCCCGCCAGCAATACGTGGTGGTGCGTCCGAACCTGACGCCCGATCAGGCGCTGAGCATGGCGCAATCGATGCTCGCCGAGCTGTCGCAGCACGAGCGTGTCATCACCTGCAGCATGCCGGGCGAGCTTAGCCTGACGCCGCGCGGCCAGGTCATCCTCACCGGCACCGGCACCGAATTCGATCAGGCGTATTTCGTCGCCGAGCTCGATCGCACGATCAGCCTGCAGCGCGGCTTCATCCAGCGGGTGCGGGCCAAGAACGCCTCCCCTGCATCGCAGAGCACCATTCCCGCCACCGACTTTCCGCCTGCACCGGGATCCTGATGGACCGTTTCCTCAATGCGCTCAAGCAGCAATCGGCGGCGCTGGACGCGGCCCGCGGCCAGGCCCGCTATGGCGTGGTCGCCAGTTTCGATCCGGCCACGTACACCGCCCGCGTGCTGCTGCAGCCGGAGGGCGTGCTGTCCGGCTGGCTGCCGATCCTGTCCGGCTGGGTCGGCTCCGGCTGGGGTCTGGCCGCGCCGCCGGCGCCCGGCGACCAGGTCCTGGTGCTGGCGCAGGAGGGCGATGCCGAGCATGGCATCATTGCCGGTCGCGCCTTCTCCGCCGCCGCGCCACCGCCGCAGGCGCCGGTCGGCGAGATGTGGCTGGTGCATGCCTCCGGCGCGTTCGTGAAGCTGCAGAACGACGGCACGGTGCGCATCGGCGGCGACCTGCACGTGGCAGGCCGCATCTTCGACCAGCAGGGCGCGCTCGACACGTTGCGGCAGGATTACGACGCGCACACGCACGTGGACAGCCGCGGCGGACAGACCGGAACACCCAGCCCGCAGGACTGAACATGCAGGAACTCGCGCATCTCTGGGGCACCGATCTGTCGATCGGGCCGACCGGCGACCTCGCCCTCGTCGCGGGATCGTCGCGCACCGCGCAGCGTGTGCTGCGCCGGCTGCTGACCAATCCGGGCGATTATATCTGGCAGCCCGGGTACGGCGCCGGCCTGGCGCAGTTCGTCGGCCAGCCCGGCGGCCTGTCGCAGATCCGCGCGGTGATCCGCAGCCAGATCTTCCTGGAGCCGGCGGTCGCCACCGATCCGCAGCCGACGATCGACGTGCAGGCGCAGACCGATGGCACGTTCTACGTCGAGATCCGCTACGGCGATGCCGATACCGGCGAGACCCAGCTCCTCAGCTTCCCGGTGGGATCATGAAACTTCCCCTGCAGGACTTCCCCACGCTGGTCAGCAACATGGCGGCCGGCGTGCAGGGCGCGTCGCGCGCGCTGATCGACCTGACCGTCGGCAGCGTGCTGCGTGCCGTGCTGGAGGCGAATGCCTCGCTGGCACTGTGGCTGCAATGGCTGATCGTGCAGCTGCTGCTGACCACCCGTGCGGCCACCAGCTCCGGCGCCGATCTGGACAGCTGGGTGGCGGATTTCAGCGTGGCCCGATTGCCCGGAGTCGCGGCGTCCGGCCAGGTCCAGTTCGCCCGCTTCTCGCCGGGGGTCGCCGCATCGATCCCGGTGGGCACGCAGGTGCGCACCGCCGACGGCACCACCAGCTTCAACGTGGTCGCCGATCCGACGAACACCGCGTTCGATCCCGTGGCCAACGCCTTCGCGCTGCCGCCGGCGGCAACCTCGCTGAGCGTGCCGGTGCAGGCGGTGGCGGCCGGCGCGGCCGGCAATGTGCAGGCGAACGCCATCACCCTGCTGGTCGATGCGCTGCCCGGTGTCGATACCGTCGACAATCCGGCGCCGCTGCAGAACGGGGTGGATGGCGAGAGCGATGCGGCACTGCGTCAGCGCTTCCAGAGCTGGGCGGCAAGCCTGGCGCGGGCGACGCCGCTGGCGATCCAGTCGGCCATCGCCTCGGTGCAGCAGAACCTGGCCAGCGTGATCGCCGAGGGGGTGGACGCGGCCGGCAATGCCCGCAGCGGACATTTCGTCGTCATCGTGGATGACGGCTCCGGCACGCCGCCCGCTTCACTGCTCAGCACGGTCGCCGGCGCGGTGGATGCGGTGCGGCCGGTCGGCACGACCTATGACGTGCTGGCCCCGCTGCTGGTGCCGGTGGCCGTGTCATTGACCATCAGTGTCGCCGCCGGCGTCAGCAAGGCCGCCGTGGTCGGGCCGGTCGCGGCCGCGATCTCGGCCTGGGTGAACGCGCTGCCGATCGGCGCGACCCTGCCGCTGACGCGGATTGCGACACTGGCGTACGGCGCATCCTCGCTGGTGACCAATGTCTCCCAGGTCACGTTGAACGGCGCCGCGGCCGATGTGGTCCCGGCCGGCAACGGCGTGATCAAGACCTCCACCGTCGCGGTGAACTGAGATGGTCGGAGATCAGGCGGATATCCTCGCGCGGCTGAAATCGGTGCTGCCATCGCGCTGGTTCGCCGACGCGACGCCGGTGCTCGATGCCCTGCTGACCGGCCTGGCGACCAGCTGGGTGTGGCTGCTCGGGCTGCTCGCCGGCGTGCGGCAGCAGACCCGGATCGCGACGGCGACCGACGACTGGCTGGACCGCATTTCCACCGATTTCTTCGGCACGCGGCTGCCGCGTCGGGCCACCGAGGCGGATGCGGCGTTTCGCCAGCGCATCATGCTGGAGCTGCGCCGGCCGCGCGCCACGCGGGCGGCGGTGATCCAGGCGCTGCAGGACCTGACCGGGCGCGCGCCGACGGTGTTCGAACCCGCACGGCCGGCCGATACCGGGGCCTGGGGCATCGCCACCGGCTACGGCGCGGCCGGCGCCTGGGGCTCGCTGATGCTGCCCGGCCAGTGCTTCGTCTCGGCGTTCCGGCCGGTCGGTGGCGGCATCGCCTATCTGCCCGGCTGGGACGCGGGCGGCTGGGGCGCCGGGATCTCCTCCTATGCCAGCCTGGACATGATCCAGGGGCAGGTCACCGACGCCGACATCTACGCCGCCGTCGCCGACACGCTTCCGGCGACCGCCATTGCCTGGACACGCATTTCCGACTGACGCGCGGACCCCCTTTTCGCGCGCAACCGAGGGCACATCATTGGATCGCCAGATCGTATTTCCCGGCTCCATCCCGCTCGACACCGACCTGCTGAACGTTCAGCGCAACACCATGGTGGCGCTGGGCTATATCGCCCAGGCGACGCTGGGTGCCGGGCCGGTGGTGGACGGGCTGCTCTGTCAGCCGACCGTGCCGGCGAGCATGGGCGTCACCGTCGGGCCCGGCAGCATCGCGGTGCTCACCGTGCTCGACACGCTCGCCTTCGGCACGCTGCCGGCCGATCCGGTCAGCCCGCTGGTGAAGGTCGGCGTCAACCTCGCGCCGACCAGTTTCCCGGTCACCGCGCCGACCGCGTCGGGCCAGGCGGTGAACTACCTGATCCAGGCGAGCCTGTCGGAAGCGGATGCGACGCCGATCGTGCTGCCGTACTACAACGCGGCCAATCCGTCGCAACCCTATGCCGGTCCGAACAACTCCGGGACGGCGCAGAACACCCAGCGGCTGCAACGGGTGCAGCTGGAGATGAAGCCGGGCGCACCGGCGCCGGCCGGAACACAGGCGACACCGCCGGTCGATAACGGCTGGGTCGGGCTGTATGTGGTGACGGTCAATTACGGCCAGACGGAAGTCGATGCGCCGGCGATCGCCGTGCTGCCGGCAGCGCCCTTCATTGCCTTCAAGCTGCCGTCGCTAACGCCGGGCTTCTCCCGCCAGGTGGCGTTCGCCAGCAGCGCGAGCTGGACGGTGCCGGCAGGCGTGACGCGCGCGCGGATCCGCCTGGTCGGTGGTGGTGGCGGCGGCGGCGGGTCGACCGCGGCCAATTCCGGCGGGGGCGGTGGCGCCGGCGGCTATGCCGAGGGCATCGTGAATCTCGCGCCTGGCCAGGTCATCACCGTGACCATCGGCGGCGGCGGCGGCGGATGCGGGGCGCAGGCGACGGCCGCGACCGGCGGGACCACCGCGTTCGGCAGCTACCTCAATGCCACCGGCGGTCTGGGCGGGTCCTCGGCCAATCCG